ATGGTTCTTTTTACCCCGAAAACGCCTCAATAAGCCACTATCCGCTTCAAAAGGACTCAGAGTGACCGAAACTGCTCAAAAGGGCTCAGAAAGGCCTCAGAAGGCTCAGGAAGGGGTAACAGAACCCCGTTATGGGTCTCAGGAGCCAAGAATCCGTTCTAAACCCTTGGATTTACCGACTAGAGGCGATGAGATGATCCAGTTCTGCAAAGATATTGGGTTCCCGTTGCTTCCATGGCAGGAAAATCTTGCTAGGGATTGCCTGCGCTACAAGGAAGATGGCAGGTGGGCTCACCCACTAATTGGGATCATGCTTCCGAGACAACAAGGAAAATCGACATTCATGGCTCTTAGGATCTTGTTCGGGATCTACGTTCTAGGCGAAAAGATGCACCTTGCAACGGCTCATAAACTTACGACATCCAGCGAAATCTTTTACAAGGTAAGCCAGATGATTGAAAACAGTCAGATGCTCATGGATAACTTTGCCAAGAAGTACGAAAGCAAAGGATCTCAAGAGATCAGGTTCAAGAATGGGGCTAGATATCTAATCCGAGCCGGCAACTCAGCCGCTCGAGGTATTGCTGCACCCGATGTCATCCATATTGATGAGTTGCGTGAGTTCGATACTGAAGATGTCTGGTCATCGATGCGATTTACCCAGATGAGTAATCCAAATCCTCAAAGTTATGTCTATAGCAACGCAGGTCACGCCAATTCGGTATTGCTACTCAAGTTTAGGGAGCGAGGCTTAGCAGCCGCAGAAGGAGCCGACGATTCGATCGGCTGGTTCGAGTGGAGTGCCGTGCCGGGGGCTGAGATAACAGACAAGGACGCTTGGTATCAAAGTAATCCGAGCCTTGGCCATACGGTTCATGAAGATAACATTAAAGACTCTTTATCAGATCGGGAAGACATCTTCCGCACCGAGGTATTGTGCCAATTTGTCTCGATGATTAATCCAGTCATATCAGAAGCCGAGTGGAAGAAGTGCAAGGCAGATGTACCGGCTCTGGACGATGAGAAAGATACATGGATGGCGATAGACCTCAGCCCAGACAGAAAACACGGATCTCTTGTTGCCGGTCAAAGACTTTCTGACGACAAATTTATGGTGACCTTATTGCACACTTGGTTCAATCCAGTGAATCTTGATGATAAAGAGATGGCCAACGACATTGCATTTTGGGTGCGCAAGTTCCCCGTCAATCAAGTCGCCTTCAGTAAGTCCACCGCCGGGGCGGTAGCGGCTCGATTGCAACCGGCAGGGATTCCGATGTATGAAATAGGCGGTCAGGACTATCAACAAAGTTGCGACGAATTTGTGTCAGCCGTGACGTCAATGCGTCTTCAGCATGGAGACCAAGAAGAACTGACAAAACAAGTTCTTAGTGCAGTCAAACTTAATCGAGGAGATGGCGGTTGGGTTATGGGACGCAAAGCATCGGGCATAGTGTGCGGAGCAGTTGCGGCTGCGATGGTTACACACTTTGCGACACGCGCAGAATCGGAAGTAGACATTCAGATAGGATAATGTCTAAAAGTAAGACATCTCGTGTATAATATGTCCAATGGGAATTCGGGAAATCTTTTCTTCTAAGCCTTCGGTAGAACTTACCGTTGATGCTGCGGCTGCACCTGCGCCTTTCAATAATATGGGCGCTTACAATCAATTTTTATTTACTCAATCAGTAGCCAGCCGTGAAACCGCTATGGCCGTGCCTACCATCGCACGCGCACGCAACATAATTTGTAGCACACTCGCAGGATTGCCACTGGAGTTATATTCAAAGGTCGATGGTTCTCACGTAACCGCTCCAGATGTCTTAAACCGTCCAGATCCACGTGTGCCGGGTTCTGCTATCTACGCATGGCTTGCAGAAGACTTGCTATTTCACGGAGTCGCTTACGGCCAAGTTCTCGAGCAATACGGCGAGACAGGTCGCGTTCGCGCATGGACTCGTATTGATCCATCTCGAGTATTCCGTCAATTAAATTCTAACCAGACCGAAATCATTGGTTATCAAGTCGATGGTTCAAACGTTCCGAATCAAGGAGTAGGTTCCCTAGTCGTCTTTTACGGAATGGACGAAGGAATTCTAAACCGAGCAGGTCGTACTATCCGTGCAGCCCACGCCTTAGAACAAGCCGCTGAAACTTTTGCTAAAGAGCCAGTCCCACTACAAGTTCTTAAATCAAACGGCACCAATTTACCGGCTGAACGTATTTCTAAACTATTAGAGTCATGGCGCACTGCTCGACTTACTAAATCTACTGCGTTCTTAAACGCTGACGTAGAATTGCAAGCGTTGGGCATCGATCCAGCAAAACTCCAACTCAATGAGGCTCGCCAGTATGTTGCTCTGGAATTGGCTCGCGCTTGCAACCTTCCTGCATATTTTGTAAGCGCTGAAATGACTAGCATGACTTATTCGAACTCAGTGTCGGAACGTCGTTCGCTTATTGACTTTTCAATGAAGCCAATTCTCACGACTATTGAACAACGGCTCAGCATGCCAGATTTCGTTTCTAATACGACTGAGGTTCGTTTCAGCCTAGACGAGTTCCTTCGTACCGATGCGCTACAACGTGCGCAGGTCTACGAAATTCTTAACCGTATTGGTGCGATGTCCGTGGAGCAAATTCAAGAAGAAGAGGATCTAATCGATAATGGAAATTAATTTCTCAATGAATGTAGTAGCCGCTGACGCTGCAAAGCGTGAAATCACCGGCCGAGTCGTCACTTGGGGCGAAAAGGGTTATACCTCAGCAGGAGAGACAGTATTTGAGCCAAACTCAATCGAGTTCGGTAAAAAGACGAAACTTCTTCTTGAGCATGAGCGCACCAAGCCGCTAGGGACTCTTAAATCTTATGAAATTACCGATCAAGGTATTGACGCAGTTTTTCATGTTGCTAAGACAAGCGCCGGCGAAGATGCATTAGTTGAAGCCAGCACAGGTCTACGCGATGGATTTTCAGTAGGCGTTAAAGTCGATTCTTGGGATAACAAAGACGGAGTAATGCACATTAGCGCTGCAAAACTCATTGAAGTTTCGTTGGTGACAGATCCAGCGATTGATTCTGCTCGCGTTTCTGACGTAGCAGCATCAGAAAACACAGAGGAAGTTCCAACAGAGGAAGTTCCATTAACCGAAGGAGAAGGCCTAGTGTCTGAAACCGTTTCAGAGGCAACCGTTACCGAAGCGGTCGAAGCCTCAAAGCCAGCAGCAACAGTAAGCGCATCTGCGCCAGTTGCTTACACATCACCACGCGTAAATCTTGACGTAACAGCAGGACAGTACGCAATGGCACAGATCCACGCATCACGCGGCGACGCAGATGCTCGCGATCTTGTTGCAGCCCTTCAGGTTGCTACAGTTGCCGAGAACACAGGTATGGTTCCACCTAACTACCTACGCGACGTAATTGGCGTAATCAACGAGTCACGTCCGTTCATTGATTCAATCGAGCGCGCACCACTTCCTGCATCAGGAATGAAAATCTTTACCCCAAAGTTGGGTACAAAGGCATCAGTCGCTCTAACTGCTGAAGGTGCAGAATTTGCATCAACAGATACAACAGTAACCTTTCAAGAAGACACAGTTGTTAAGTTCGCCGGCGCTGGAATTCTAGACGTTGAGTTGCTTGACCGCAGTGAGCCCGGGTTTCTTGACCTCTATCTTCGCGAGTTGGCTGAATCCTATGCAATCAAGACAGATGCATACGCAGCGCAGATCGCAGCACAGAACGCAACACAGTCATCTGCAGCAACAATCTATGCGTCAATCGCAAAGGGTATTGCAGATTCATACGGCGTAATGCGCTCAACTCCAAACCGCTTGCTCGTTGCTAACACAGGTGGAGAAGACGGAATCGATTTCGCAGGACTTCTTGCAGCAGTCGATTCAACAGGTCGTCCACTATACGCAGCCGCAGCACCTACAAATGCTAACGGCCTCGTATCACAAGGCTCAACATCAGGCACAGTCGCAGGTCTCGGACTTGTCGTAGATGCTAATTACACAGGTGACGATGCAAACGCAAAGCATGCACTCGTCTATCCATCAAACGCAATGCGTTTCCACGAGAGCAACAAGATCGAACTTCGTGCAAACGTAGTTGCAAACGGTCAGGTTGAAATCGGACTCTACGCTTATGTAGCAGTGGTCAATCGCTACCCAGCGGCGTTCAGAAAACTGAACGTAGCGTAATCACAAACTAATCATGGGGGGGCGGTTGCTCCCGATCGTCCCCCCAGTCGTTTACTAGAAAGGATGTAGAGATGGCATCGATTGTCACCGTAGCAGAACTAAGGTCTATCCTTGGCGTCTCTACATCCCTCTATTCGGACGCTTATTTAACAGATGTGATAGATACCGCTGAAGCCGTAATTTTGCCTATGCTAGTCAAATACGCATCGCCTATTTCAGCAGTTGAACTTCAGGATAACATCGCTCGATATATCGTATTAGGCGAAAACAATTTCTCAGAGGGTCAGAGTGTAGTCATCACAGGATGCGGCTCCCCATTTAACGGAACTTTTACAATTTCAGATTCTTTTGAAGATTCATTCAGTGTCGCTATAACAAATGCTGACATCACCCTAAAGAACGTCATTCCATCAGGCTTGGCAACCCTTTCTGGTGCATCTACTTATGTTGGAATTAGCGCAGTCGAGTCAGCAGTCCTAGCAGTATCGGTTGAAGTATTTCAATCTCGTATCGCCCCCGGCGGTCAGATCGAGGGCGTGGACTTCACTCAAGTCTCGCCTTACCGTTTAGGTCGCAGCCTTTTCAACAGAGTGTCAGGCCTCTTGGGTGCGTATATCGACACTGATTCTATGGTGCAATAATGCCAGCATCAACCATCCTCGATACAGTGCGTCAGCCATTAGCCACGGCCTTTGCTAACGTAGCCGGTAACGTTTATGCCTACGTCCCAGAGGCTCCTATGGTTCCGTTCGTAGTGTGCGTCCCAGATTCACCATACCTAGAATTAGACATCATTAACAAGACCACAATTCACACTAAAATTAACCTTGTCATCTCGGTTGCAGTTGCATATAACTCCAACCCTGCATCGCTCGACAATCTCGAGCAATTAGTCATTAGCGTTCTGAAAGTTATCCCGTCAGGATACACAATCGGAGCGGTAGAAAAACCAACGGTTACTCAAGTCGGCCCATCCAATTGCTTGGTTGCAGATATTAGAGTTTCCACCTACTACACACAAACAAACTAAAGGATAAACAATGGCAACCACAGTAATAACAGGTCGCGACGTTTCTCTATCTTTCACAGGTGGAACAGATGTCGATGCTCAAGCAACCTCAGCGATCCTCACAAAGACAAACCTACGCGAGACATACCAAACTCTCGATGGCGAGGCTTACAAGACAACAAACGTAGAAGGCACATTTGCTCTTTCTATGCTCGCTGACTGGGGTAAGGCTAACTCAGTATGCGAGGCTCTATGGACAGCAGCAGAGTCAGCACCAGATACAACAATCTCAGTCACAATGACCGCCGTTACAGGTGCGCAGTTCGTCTTTCCAATTCTTCCAGAGTTTCCAACCGCAGGTGGATCAGGAACAGACGCTCAGACAGTAGACTTCACATTCAAGATCGCTAAGGGTGAAGTTACAGAAACCTTCAGTTAAAAACTAGAAACGGGAGCAAATAATGCAACAAAACATAACAATTAAATATGTAGACGGAACTGAAACTACTTACCAAGTAAGACCGCCAGATTACGCCAAATGGGAGATGACCACTAAAAAGGTTATTTCTCAATTTGGTGGGATGTACGACATTCTTTATGTCGCTCATTCAGCCATGAAGCGTGAGGCCGGCGGTAAGCCAGTTAAGCCATTGGATATATGGATGGAATCAGTCGCCGATGTTGAAGTCGGTGATGAGAGCCCAAAAGTCATCCAAGAGGAAGCGTAAGCCGACTCTTAGTTGAACTGGCAATAGCCACACAGATCCCCATGGATCACTGGCAAACGGGTGAGGATATTCTGACCGCTATTGAAGTATTAGAGGAGCGTAATCGTGGCAAGTGAGTTAGTAGCACTAGACCAGAGCGAACTTCGTGCAGTCTTCAAGGCGCTTAAGAATATGAACGAAGAAGCAGTAGAAGAAGCAAAACGCCAATCGGGAGCATTGGCGGAATTCGCTCGAGATGAAGTCATTCAGACATCTAATTCTCTGCAAAGCCGTAAAGTAGCCAGCCGTATTGCTCAGGGTTCTCGTGTAAAGAAGTCAAGCCGTATCGGTGAGATCACTTATGGTTTCGCATCCCAAAAGTTCTCAGGTGGCGCAACCACTAAGCAAATCTGGGGCGGTTCAGAATTCGGTTCTAACAAGTATAAGCAGTTCCCCGTATGGTCTGGCCGTCAAGGTCGAGGCTCTAAGGGTTGGTTCATTTATCCAACGTTGCGCAAGATTCAACCGCAGATCGTTGCTAAATGGACTGCGGCGTTCGATAAGATTCTAAAGGAGTGGACATAATGGCAACAGGCACAAGAGCCTTAACGCTCAAACTCCTTGCAGACGTTGATAACTTCACTAAGAATCTCAAGACTGCCGATAATGACGTTCAGACATTTGGCGGCAAAGTATCAGAATTTGGCAAGAAAGCCGGCTTAGCCTTTGCAGCCGCCGGTGCAGCAGCCGTTGCTTATGCTGGCAAACTTGCCATCGATGGAGTCCAGTCAGCAATAGCAGATGCAGCCGCTCAACAAAAATTAGCCCTCACTTTAGAAAATGTCACTGGAGCGACAGAAGCCCAAATAGCCGCGACAGAAGATTACATAACTAAAACGTCTTTGGCCTTTGGCGTTACAGATGAAGAACTTCGTCCATCTCTTGAGCGTTTAGCCAGAGCCACGGGTGATCTTCAAAAAGCCCAAGAATTACAAACCGTTGCAATTGATGTCGCCGCAGGTAGTGGCAAATCACTTGAGGCCGTTACGAATGCCATGGCACGAGCCGCTGAAGGCAATACTGCATCTCTTGGCAAGTTAGGCATCGGGCTATCAAAGACCGAACTTGCAACCATGAGCATGGAGCAGATCACTGCCAAACTCGCGGCTACTTTTGAAGGTCAAGCCTCAGTCAAGGCAGATACATTCCAAGGCAAGATGGATCGACTTAAGATTGCATTTGACGAAGGTAAGGAAACCGTAGGTGCTTATATTCTTACGGCTATTACTCCTATGGTCGAAACGATCGTAAACAAGGTCATACCGGCAATTTCAGACTTTACTAGTAACTTGGGCGAAAAGTTAGCGCCAGTCATGAAGATTATCCAACCGATTATTAATGGCGTTCGCAATGCCTTCAATTCGGTTCGCAATTCATTAGAAGAAAATAATGAGAAACTGCAACCGTTTTACGATTTCATGGTAGGCATATATAACTTTGCTAAGGACTTCCTTGCTCCTCTTATTGGCAAGACTTTAGGTCTAGCCTTTAAATCACTCGGTATGTTTATCTCTCTGGCGATCGATACTTTTGCTGATTTTGTACAGACTTTGACCAATATTTATAATCGCGTCATGAGCATCATTAACGCTATTAAAAGCGCTGCTTCAGCCGTAGGCTCATTCTTTGGCGGCGGAAGTTCTACGTCGTCTACTACTAGTTCAGTTCCTAAAATTACATCCGCTCCAGCCTTGCCAAAAGTCACCGTACCTTCTAGCCAAATGAATATAACCGTAAACGGAGCAATCGACCCAGAAGGTACTGCTCGAACTATTGTAAACGTACTTAACAACTCAGCCGCACGAGGCACACTAGGCGCAGGACAACTAGTTACTCCATGACCGCCTATACCCCTAGTTTTAAGGTTCTCGTCGATGATCAAGAATTAACCGATGTAACCATTGCCGATCTTACTATCACTTCTGGTCGAACTGATATTTATCAGCAACCAGTTGCCGGGTATTGCCAATTACAATTATTGAATCTCGATAATTCATCCTACGACTTCAATGTAGGTTCGGGCTTGACAATAGAAGTCACCGACTCAGTAGGTACTTACATCCCTATTTTCGGTGGACTTATTTCAGACTTTACAATTACGGTTAATTCAACAGGGCAATTAGGTTACACAACCGTAGCAAGTATTACTGCCCTCGGAGCCCTATCTAAGTTACCTAAAATTATTGATGCTGGAGTGTTATCTCAAGATCAAGATGGCGACCAGATTTACACGCTTCTCTCAGGATATCTTTTAGGTTCTTGGAACGATGTATCACCAGCATTGACTTGGGCGGCTTATAACCCTACGGAGACTTGGGCAAATGCAGTAAATATAGGATTAGGCGAGATTGACCGCCCCGGCGATTACGACATGATTTCTCGATCATCTAGCAATACTGACCTTTATTCACTTTGCACCGCAATTGCTAACTCAGCCTTTGGAGTTCTTTACGAAGACGCAAATGGCAATATAGGTTATGCCGATTCAACTCACCGACAAGATTATCTAGCCAATAACGGGTATACGACTTTAGACGCTAATCATGCTAACGGAATAGGGCTATCAGCCACAACTCGCGCTGGCGATCTACGTAACTCATTTACTATCAATTACGACAACAATGCCAACCAGACCTATACGGCAACAGATTTAGAAAGCCAAGCCTTATATGGCGTTTATGCTGAGTCTTACACTTCTCGAATCAAGAACACAGTCGATGCTGAAACCTTGGCTAATCGATACATTGACTTACGCGCCTTTCCTTATGCTAAATTCCAAAACATTACTTTCGTTCTTGGCAACCCAGAGATTGACGATGCTGACCGAGATGCCCTGATAAACATTTTCTTAGGCCAACCAGTCTGGATTCAAAATCTGCCCCCTAACATCACCGGCGGATCATTCCAAGGGTACATTGAGGGTTGGACGTTTAGGGCAAGCCTGAATAATCTCACCGTAACATTCAATGCATCTCCTATAAACTTCTCTCAAATTGCGGTAAAATGGGAGCAGGTAAGCGCGGCAGAAACATGGAATACACTTAACACAAGCCTAACTTGGCTAGAAGCGATTGGAGCAGTAGCGTAATGGCAACAACAACAACTAACTTTGGATGGGATATTCCTCAATCCACAGACCTAGTAAAGGATGGCGCTACCGCTATTGCCGCACTCGGTCAGGATATAGATACCGCCCTCGTTGATCTTAAGGGTGGAACAACTGGTCAAGTTCTTGCTAAAGCGTCAGCAACCGACCTTGATTTTTCTTGGGTCGCTCAAGATGACTCAAACGCGATTCAGAACGCCATCGTAGATGCAAAGGGTGACATAATTGCCGCAACTGCAGCAGACACTCCAGCGCGTCTAGCAGTCGGGGCTAACGACACAGTATTGACCGCAGATTCCACAACCGCAACTGGCCTTAAATGGGCTGCGCCTGCGGCTGGTGGGGGATGGACTTCTATTGCGTCTGGATCACTTTCTACTGGAACTTTAAGCCTCACGAGCATTGTTGGCACTTACAAGAATTTAAGACTAGTCGTTCGTAACATGCAGATCAGCGCAAACGCAAACGTGCAAATTCGTATCAATAACATATCAACTGGCAATTATGAAAGAATAGGTCTTTCAAATAACATTAGCACGGTCACAACATTTGCTAACGGTAACGCGACCGAATGGATTACTACAGGCACAACCACAATGAAGGGCACTTCTTATCCTGCAAGTCTGGTCATTGACTTCCCAGATTATACGAACACAACATCCGTTAAAATGATGCAAATGACTTCAAATTATGAGCAAAGCACATCTGGCGAAGATAACACTCTTTGGGCAGTTGGGTCGTTATCAGTGGGTAGTGGAGCAGGCCTAAACGCAATTTCGCGAATTGATATGATTTTATCGACTGGCACATATTCAACAGGTACTTATATCCTTTACGGAGGCAACTAATGAACATTCTTGAACATAACGTAGAAACCGGCGAGACAGTCGAGCGCGAAGCAACTGCAGAAGAATTGGCACAGATGGAAATTGATGCCGCTAAATTTGCAGTCGAAGAACAGGCTCGACTAGACAAAGAAGCCGCCAAGGCTGCTCTTTTGGCGAAGTTGGGTATTGACGAAGACGAAGCAAAACTACTTCTCGGATGAAACCAGTTTTATGCAAGGCTGGGCAACAACTGCGAGAGCAGTTCGATGACACCTTCCCAGATCGTGATCGCCGCTCGGACGGATGGATCGCCGATGCACGTCACATTTCACAAGGTACTAGCGATCATATACCTGATGCAGTTACGGGGGTTGTTCGAGCAATCGATGTCGATCGAGATGTCTCTGGTTCAGCAAAGCCCGATCTCATGCCCGATATTGCAGATCAGATTCGACTCGCAGCCAAGGCAGGAGAGAAGCGTATTGCCTACGTTATCTTCAACGGACGGATTGCATCGGCTCGCATGGGCTGGCGCTGGCGTAAGTATTTTGGAAGCAATCCGCACAACCATCATTGCCATATCTCTTTCACTAAAAAGGGCGACACAGATAGTTCGTTCTTTAATATTCCACTACTAGGAGGCACAGTATGAACATGAAGAATCCAATTGTTATGAGCATCGGAGCGTTCTTAGCCGTATGGGGTACTACATCTAACTTTGCTCTTGATTATCGCTCAATCCTTGGAGCAGTTGTTGCCGGGGTCTTTGGATACGCGAGCCCTAAAAAGTGAACACAAACGATTTTATTACCCTTTACTTTGCAAGCCTAGCCATAATCGGCGGTCTTGCTGGCTACGTAATTACCCACCTACTTAGCGAGATCAAAAGACTCAACACGCGAGTAGATGAAATCTACAATATCTTGTTAGACAGGTAACATTTTGCTATGGCAAAGAAGAAAGTCATCGATCTCGATACTTATAACGCATTAGATCAATGGGCAATTAGCCTGCATGAAATGTATCGCGCATTACGACGCGCAGGTTTTGCAGTCGATTTATGCTTAAGCATTATTCAAGACCGAGACGCTTACCCTGACTGGATTCTGCCATCGATCCCCGACCGCGTGGATCGCATACCCTACGAGGATGATGACGACGAGGATTAAATGAAGCGAATAGTCATAGTGAGCGACCTACAGGTTCCGTTCCACGATAGACACGCAGTCAAGAATCTAGCCAGTTTTATCAATAAATTTAAGCCGCATGAAGTAGTGACAATAGGTGACGAGATTGATTTCAACACAATCAGCAAATGGTCAGAAGGAACGCCAGAGGCATACGAACAGACTCTTGGAGATGATCGCGAAGAGGCTATTCAGGTACTTTATGATCTCCAAGTAACCCAGATGATACGGTCTAACCATACTGACCGGCTATATACACAAATCATGAGGAAGATCCCGTCATTCCTATCGTTGCCAGAACTCAGGTTCGAGAAGTTTATGCGGCTAGATGAGTTAGGCATTACCTTCCATCGCAAGCCGTACAACATTGCCCCCGGCTGGATTGCAGTCCATGGCGACCATACCCCTATAAAGGCACAAGGGGGCTTATCAGCCCTAGAAGCAGCCCGTAGGCACGGCAAGAGCGTGATCTCAGGTCATACCCATAGAGCAGGGCGTTCGTCCTTCTCAGAAGCCTCTGGGGGCCGTATAGGGCGTGTTCTGCATGGGGTAGAAGTAGGTAACCTTATGGACTTCAGTAAAGCCTCATACACAAAGGGATCAGCCAATTGGCAGCAGGCCTTTGCGATCATGTACGTCGAGGGCAAGAACGTGCAGGTTGATCTGATCTACATCGAAAAGGATGGAACCTTCGTCGTGGCAGGCAAGCGCTATGGACGACCTAGATAACGACCTAGCAAGGTCGATCGATGACCATATAGACGACGCAGAATCGTTACCATTTCGTTATAAAAAGTTCGCAGTTCTCAGCCGCAACCCCATGTAATCTTGATCCACCAACAACAAAGGGGGCAAGATGTTCGATCCATCATTAGGCGATTTTATCGTAATGATCATAATGGCAGGGCTATATTTCCACGTTGGCCGCATGGTTGGCATAAGGGTAGGGTATCTTCAAGGGCGTAAAGCCGTACGAGAATATTACGAACAAAAAGAGAAGGTGCGAGTGTGAAAGCAAGTGAAGTCCTATTATCAGCAACTGACATTATTGGAGACCGAGGACGAATATATGGTCATCCTCGTATCAATCAGACTCGAATCGCATTACGACTCCAACAAATGCTCGAAGTACCAATCTCAGACCATCAAGCGTGTCTGGCAATGGTCGAAGTTAAACTTGCCAGATTACAAGAAACAGGAGATCACATTGACTCCTATATCGACGCATGTGCTTACCTTGCACTAGCCTGCGAACTTATTACGGAAAAGGACGAGCAATATGTTTAATCTTGAAGATTACGAGACAGTAGAAGAACGTTTAATCAAATTTTGGAAGGAGCATCCAGATGGTCAGATTCACACAAAGTTACTTGATTCAACCAGCGGCCGTTTTATTGTTGAGGCTGCTATATATCGCACAGAGGCAGACCTTCGACCTTGGACTACCGGCTTGGCTGAGGAAACGATTCAAGGTCGGGGCGTTAATGCGACAAGTGCGCTGGAAAATTGTGAGACGAGTGCTATCGGTCGAGCGCTTGCTAACGCCGGCTATGCAACAAAGGGAAAGCGAGCGTCACGAGAAGAAATGGGCAAAGTCATTAAGTCGAGTGAAGTAAAGGCTAAGATCGATGAAGTAAAGGCTAAGATGGCTGAAACATCTGGCGAATACATCCCAGTGGTAAAGGAAGATGATCCATGGACTATCAAGCCGGCGACTATGCCGCCCACAATGCAGGAAGCCGTTGCGACGGTGAAAGAAATCATTGGCGGCCAGACCGAGAAGGATATCCCCCGATGCCAACATGGAGACATGATCTGGAAGACGGGAACAACTAAGGCTGGTAAGCCGTGGGGTCATTTTAAGTGTCCTTATGCAGTCACCGGCGAATTAACTAGATGCCCAGCACCGAATGATGTTATTTGGTATGAAATTAATAAAGAAGGCGCATGGCAACGACAGAAGGCGAGAGCATAATGGGACGTTTACAATGGATGAACCAAGATGGTGAATGGGAGTCATTCCCAACGGAAGATGAAATCTATCGAGCCAAAGAAGTCGTCGAGATATTGGATACTTTTACGTTTACGACTCGATGCTGCTTATGCAATGAAACGATTCCTTACAAAGACATTAAAGTAAATCTGATCAATAAGTCTTGGTCATGTTCAAAGTGTCACGCGGTCAATGGCCTCACAAAGCCGTAAATACCGAGGATTTTCGACCGAACGTGTGGTCGCTGAGTACCTATCGACTTGGTGGGCTCACGCGGATATCGGTCGAGGGGCTGGAAAAGATATAACCCATGTTCCTTTCGACATGGAAGTTAAGGCTAGATCGGCGTTCCAGCCGAAAGCATGGATCGATCAGGTCACGAAACGGGCAGGTAAAACTGGTGATTTGCCTATTGTTACGTGTCGCTTAAATGGTCAAGGGGAGAAGAGTCCACAGGACTACCTTGTATTTATGCGACTGGGTGATCTGGTCGATCTATTGCTTAAAGCCGGTTACGGTGATTTCAAGGGTGACAGAGATACACTAGAACCAATGAGATGCAAGATGTGCGGCGCATGGGCGTTCACTGAAACTTGCAAGACATGCGAGGTTGATCCAGATGCCAACTTATGAATTTGAGTGCGATAACGAAGACTGCGAAAGCAATTCAAGAATCGAGCATTGGTATCACATCAATGAACCTCACGATCTTGAGTGTCCATTCTGCCATTCGCCTATGCATAAAGTTTATAGTTCAGTTGGAATATCGTTTAAATCCCCGGGTTTTTACAGTACGGATAATCGATGAAGATCGGTAGTCTATGCACCGGCTACGGTGGGCTGGATATTGCGGCTGAAGCCTTTTTCAATGCTGAAACAATTTGGTGCGCTGAATACGATCAGCACGCATCCAAGGTGATTCAAGAAAGATTTGGTTATCTCAATTACAAAGACATTAAAGCAATTAACTGGAATGAAGTCCCAGCCGTAGATATTTTAACCGCTGGCTATCCGTGTCAGCCGTTCTCAGTAGCAGGTAATAGAAAGGGTAAAGACGATGCAAGACATCTCTGGCCGTATATCAAAGAGGGTATTCGCACACTTAGACCACGATGGGTCGTTATGGAGAATGTTAAAGGCCACCTCACGCTCGGCTTCGACCAAGTCCTCTATGACCTTGCCCAAATTGGGTATGATGCACGATGGCAAGTTGTTCGCGCTGCAGAAGTCGGAGCCCCACATAACCGAGCAAGACTCTTTATTGTTGCCTACCCCTCACACACAGTCGGGACGTACGACGGGCAAATGCAGAAACTGGGGCGCGGATTTACTTCACTCTTTGACATGCACTTGCAAGAGCCGCCGGCGGAATTGGAAGAAGGTCGAGTAAGTCCTCGATTCATTGAATACATGATGGGGTTGCCGGCTGGATGGGTAACTAACGTGGATTTACCAATTCAAGAACAATACAAAATACTTGGTAATGGGGTAGTTCCTCAACAGGCTTATTACGCATTACAAGAAATCCTGAAAAGTGACACGCCAATTGATCAGGACATTCACGGATGAACTTGACACGCATGGTACGCTCTACGGCTAGAGCCCATCAAGGGCTCACGGCGGCCCCAAAGGGCAGAGGCCGCAGGGTAGCCATCGCTATTGGGATATCTCTATCTATAGCAATGCCCTTAGATGCTAAGGCGAGTAACCAAGCAATTCGATACGTTAAAGATTTAGCAAAATACCAATTAACTGATAAGCAAGAGAAATGTCATCATGAGATTATCTATAGAGAATCAAGATGGGATTACAAAGCAGTAGGTAATAAAGGCGGCACTAAGCAAGCCTATGGTCTCTATCAGATGAAGGTTAAGAGTCTTAGAAATGGATCAACAGTTAAACAGTTTTGGATGTATTGGACTTATGTGATGCATCGTTATGGAGTAACAGAGTATGATGAGCCTGACTATTGCAAAGCGCTACATCATCTCAAGACTAAAGGCTGGCAGTGAGTACATTAAAGAAGAATGGATCTACTACTGCATGGCGTAAGATTAGACAGACGGTTATCAATAGAGATCAGTG